ATGTTCAATAAAAAAGTATTAAAGCACAATCTGGCTGAAATGAATCCTAAAGAATTAATAAAGTTTATCAAGCATGAATTTCCTATTAATGGACAAGATTATCATACACATGCAAGGAAAGTCCAAATAATAAAATCTTTAAGCCCGTCTGAATTATCATCTGCCATTGCAAGGATGGAAGGAATAAAATCGCAATATGATCCATCTAAAACTTGGGGGATTGGAAGTTTGATTTTGGGAACATCGTTTATAGGATTTCAAGTATTATTTGGTGTGAATATATCAAAAATTACTGAGGGAAACCGATTGAATGCATTAATTTACGTATTAATCACAATCATAATTTGCTTATGGACACTTCGTAATATTATAAAAGATAAAGAAAATGCTACAACTGCAGATTATCTCAAAGAACTGCTCATTCAGATAAAATCAGAAAAGAACTAATGATTTCACTTTCCATTTATACAGTTCTCCATGACTGGAAACAATGGTATAATGTAGGAAAATGATACCGGCGGTGGTTGAATGGGATATAAGTTTATGGCTTATGGTGGCTATTTTTTATTCTGTCTTTTCTTTTTGCTAATGGACGGCTGGAGAGGCATGGGAATTTGCTTAATAATTGTAGGTTTAGCCCTATTAGCACTTGAGCCCTATAAAATTAAAGCCCAAAAAAATATAGATAAACTAAAAGAAAATGCGGAAACACTTAAGCACTTCGACGGTGGTTTTAATCCAGACAATTTCTTTAATACTTACAAAACTAAAATTGCATTTAAGGAATCTGATTCCCTTGTGAAAATATATCAGCTTAATAAAGATGAACATATTGAAGAATACACAATCCCTTTTTCCAATGTTATAGAATCCGAAATTGCTTTAGACAATCAAATAATTTCTAAAGTATCAAAATCAGGAATCGTAGCTGGTGGCCTGTTAGCTGGAGGAATTGGAGCTGCAATTGGAGGGTTGTCTGCCTCTTCAATACAAAATGAAATGGTCAAATCTGTCACGCTAAAGATTACTGTTGAAGACCTCGGTAAGCCTATCCATTATATCGATTTTCTCCCCACACAAGAAGTTGAAGGGTATAATATTCAGGGGTATAAAAAAGATAGCAATGTCATTCAACAAGCACTTACGAATGCAGAATATTGGCATGGTGTTATGGATGTAATTATTAAGAAAGCAAACAAAGTCGCTCAATAACTGAGTGGCTTTTTTCTTTGTCCTCTCCCCTACTGAAAGGAAGTGATTCTTACTTGAGTCAAAACCTCAAAATTATACTAACCCCGCAAGCTGATACCTCATCCAAAACTGTCGAACAGTTAAATCAGCAAATTAAATCCCTGGAAAAGAAACTCAACTCCCTCAAGCTCAATACAAACATTGATTCTACAACCTTAAAAGCTCTGCAAGAATTCTCCTCTGCTATCGACACATATCAGAAAAACCTAAAATCCTATAATCAAACAGTTAAAGAAACCTCAACAGTAATTAAGAATGCTGACGGATCAGTTGAAAAGCTCACCCAGCAGTATAAGAAAAATGGTGAGATACTTCAACGTGAAACAAAAATAATCAACAATCGTAATACAGCATTAAAGCAAGAAACTCAAGAGGTTAACAAGCTAACACAGGCCACTGAGAAACTAGGACAGGTTCAAAAAAAGACTGTGCAGAGAAATCTGCAAGGACAGCCAACAAAGGTAGTGCAGAAAAACCGCCACGGGTTCGATGATATTGTTTATACAACTGATCCTAAAACTAATTCGACCTCCTCAAAAACTACAACTAATTATGACCAACAAAGGAGAGCAATTGAGCAGCTTAAGCAAGATTTAGAGAAGCTTAGACAGCAAGGTATTGTTACTGATACGACCATCTCATCTCTTGGCCGAAAAATAAACACAGCTCAATCCGCTCAACAAATTGAAGCACTGCAAAATAGGATAAGGATGTTAGATGATAAATCTGCGGCAGTTGCGAAGAACAATGAATTAAAGAAAACCATTGAATTATATCAGCGACAGGCACAAGTAAATGTTCAAAACCTAAATACACGGTATGGCAGTTCTATGGGCTCTAGTAATAGACAAGCTGTTCAAGATTATTTGAATGCAGTAAATAGTCTTAATGTAAGCACTGGAAGCAATAATATCAGATCACAAATTCAAAGCTTGAATATGCAATTTAGAGAATTAGCCTCCAACGCTCAAACAGCTGCTAATCAAGCCTCTTCTTTTGGAGCAGAACTAACCCAAACCTTCAAAAGCATGTCCACCTATTTAATCTCCGGTTCTTTATTCTACGGAGCTATCTCTGGACTTAAAGAAATGGTATCCCAGGCAATAGAAATTGATACTCTCATGACAAATATTCGCCGTGTTATGAATGAGCCGGATTATAAATATAATGAACTTCTCCAAGAATCTATTGACTTAGGTGATACACTTTCAAATAAAATCACAGATATTCTTCAAATGACAGGCGATTTTGGGAGAATGGGTTTCGATGAAAGTGAGCTCTCCACGTTAACGAAAACTGCCCAAGTTCTTCAAAATGTCTCTGATTTAACTCCCGATGATACAGTTAACACTCTAACGGCAGCAATGCTCAACTTTAATATTGCAGCAAATGATTCAATATCAATTGCAGATAAATTAAATGAGGTTGATAATAACTATGCTGTTACAACTCTAGATCTGGCCAATTCTATCCGTAAAGCTGGTTCAACTGCTTCTACATTCGGGGTAGAGCTAAATGATCTTATTGGTTATACAACTGCAATTGCTAGTACAACACGTGAATCAGGGAATATCGTCGGGAACTCCTTAAAGACAATTTTCGCGCGGATTGGGAATAATCAAAGCTCAATTAAAGCGTTAGAACAGATTGGTATCTCAGTTAAAACAGCTGGTGGTGAAGCTAAATCAGCAAGTGATTTAATTAGTGAAGTTGCTGGTAAGTGGGATACGCTTTCTGATGCTCAGAAACAAAATACTTCAATTGGAGTAGCTGGTATTTATCAATTATCCCGTTTTAATGCAATGATGAACAACTTCTCTATTGCTCAGAATGCGGCTAAAACTGCGGCTAACTCAACAGGAAGTGCTTGGAGTGAGCAGCAAAAGTATGCAGATAGTCTACAAGCTAGGGTAAATAAGCTTCAAAATAACTTCACTGAATTTGCTATTGCAGCTTCTGATGCTTTTATTAGCGACGGATTAATTGAATTTACTCAAGCCGCAGGTTCTTTGCTTAACGCTTCTACAGGAGTAATCAAATCAGTTGGGTTCCTACCTCCCCTTTTAGCTGCAGTAAGCACTGCAACCCTTTTGCTCAGTAAGAATACCCGCACATTAGCCAGCAGCCTAATTTTGGGCACACGTGCAATGGGGCAAGAAACTTTAGCGACTGCTGGGCTAGAAGCTGGTATGACTCGTGCAGCAGTCGCCTCAAGAGTTCTAAAAACTGCTCTTCGAGGGTTGCTTGTTTCAACTTTAGTTGGCGGTGCATTTGCTGCTTTGGGATGGGCGCTAGAATCATTAATTTCTTCTTTTGCAGAAGCTAAAAAAGCTAAAGATGATTTTGAGCAGAGCCAGCAAACCAATGTCGAAGCAATTACGACCAATAAAGACTCCACTGATAAACTAATACAGCAATATAAAGAGCTTCAAAAAGTTAAAGAGTCAAGATCTTTAACTTCAGATGAAGAGCAAGAATACCTTCAAGTCACTCAGCAATTAGCACAAACTTTCCCTGCATTAGTTAAAGGCTATGATTCTCAAGGAAATGCAATTCTTAAGACAAATAAAGAGCTTGAAAAAGCGATTGAGAATACTAAAGAGTATTTGGCTTTAAAGAAACAAGAAACAAGAGACAGCGCAAAGAAAACATTCGAAGACGCTTCTAAGGAAATTAAAAAGTCTAAGGATGAATTAAAGCAGTACAAACAAATAGCTGACTACAACGATAAAGGTAGACCTAAATGGGATCTCATTGCAGATGACGATGACTATAAGGTTGCAGCTGATAAAGCTAAACAAAGTATGCTCAAAGCTCAATCTGACATTGAGAGTGGAAATGCTAAAGTTAAAGATAGCGTCCTTTCAATTGCAAATGCTTATAGTTCAATTGATATCAGTAATACTTTAAAGACGAGTATTAGTGATGTTGTCAACAAACTTAACTTAAAAGATGATTTAGATCCTGAAGAATTAGAAAAATTCTCCTCTTCTTTAGGAAAGCTTCAAGAAAAAATGCAAAAAGCTTTAGATTCAGGCGATGAAAAAGCTTTCGATAACGCAAAAAAAGATCTTCAAAGTCTCTTGGAAACATACTCCAAATCCGATTCTTCTATTGATGTTTTTAAAATGAGCTTCGACAAAGCACAGAAGAACATAAAAGATGGAGATAAGAGCTTATCTTCCGTCAAATCTGAAGTTGGTGATTTAGGTGAGACGCTGGCAGAAGCAGGTAACGAGGCAGAAGATTTTGGTAAGAAGCTAAAAGAAGCTCTGGATGCAAATAGTGTTGATGATATTAAGGCAGCTATTAAAGAAATGTCAGATGCTATGCAGTTCGATTCCGTTCAAGATGTCTTAAATGGGGATATTTTTAATAACACCAAAGATCAAGTAGCTCCTCTCAATGATCTTCTGGAAAAAATGGCTGAAGGTAAAAGTATTTCTGCAAATGAAGCTAATACCCTTATTCAAAAAGATAAGGAACTTGCCCAGGCTATTAGCATCGAAAATGGCGTTGTGAAAATTAACCGTGATGAAGTTATCAAACAAAGAAAAGTTAAACTTGATGCTTATAACGACATGGTTACCTACAGCAATAAATTGATGAAAACAGAAGTTAACAACGCTATCAAAACTTTAAACGCTGATACCTTACGGATTGACAGCCTGAAAAAGCTACGAAAAGAACGAAAGCTTGATATGTCTGAGGCCGAACTGTCAGACCTAGAAGTTAAGTCAATTAATAATGTTGCAGATGCAAAAAAAGAACTTAAAAAGCTTGAAGAGAAAATGCTTCAACCTGGTGGATACTCCAATAGTCAAATTGAAGCAATGCAAAGCGTTAAATCAGCTTTAGAATCTTATATTTCTGCATCTGAAGAAGCCACCAGTACACAAGAAATGAATAAACAGGCACTTGTTGAAGCTGGAACATCATTGGAGAATTGGACAGATCAACAAGAAAAAGCCAATGAAGAAACCAAGACTTCCATGTATGTTGTTGATAAATACAAGGAAGCATTAGAAAAAGTTAATGCTGAGATTGACAAGTACAACAAGCAGGTCAATGATTATCCTAAATACTCTCAGAAATATCGAGATGCAATCAAGAAAGAAATTAAAGCACTTCAGCAAAAGAAAAAGCTTATGCAGGAACAAGCTAAGCTGCTTAAAGATCAAATTAAATCCGGTAACATTACTCAATACGGTATTGTAACCTCTACAACTTCTTCTGGTGGAACCCCCTCCTCAACTGGTGGATCATATTCAGGCAAGTATTCAAGCTACATAAATTCAGCAGCTAGTAAATACAATGTTGACCCTGCCCTTATTGCAGCTGTAATTCAGCAAGAATCAGGGTTTAATGCTAAAGCACGATCTGGTGTAGGTGCCATGGGATTAATGCAACTGATGCCAGCAACAGCAAAAAGCTTAGGAGTAAATAACGCTTACGATCCTTATCAAAATGTTATGGGTGGAACAAAGTACCTCGCCCAACAACTTGAAAAGTTTGGCGGTAATGTTGAAAAAGCATTGGCTGCATATAATGCTGGGCCTGGTAACGTAATTAAATATGGTGGTATCCCTCCTTTTAAAGAAACACAGAATTACGTCAAGAAGATCATGGCCAACTATAGCAAATCGCTCTCATCTGCCACTTCTTCAATCGCCAGCTATTATACAAATAATAGCGCTTTTAGGGTAAGCTCCAAATATGGACAACAGGAATCTGGTCTCCGCTCCTCCCCACACAAAGGAACTGATTTTGCTGCAAAAGCAGGTACAGCAATTAAATCTCTTCAAAGTGGTAAAGTCCAAATTGCTGGCTACAGTAAAACTGCAGGTAACTGGGTTGTTATTAAACAGGATGATGGAACAGTTGCCAAGTACATGCACATGCTTAACACTCCTTCTGTAAAAGCAGGTCAATCAGTTAAAGCCGGTCAAACTATTGGTAAAGTTGGTAGTACAGGGAACTCGACTGGGAACCACCTTCATTTACAGATCGAACAAAATGGAAAAACAATCGATCCTGAAAAGTACATGCAAGGTATTGGAACTTCTATTTCAGATGCGTCACAAGCTGAGGCAGAACGACAACAAGGGATAGCTCAGGCTAAATCTGATCTTCTCTCCCTCCAAGGAGATATCAGTTCAGTCAATGATCAGATTCAAGAACTTCAGTATGAACTAGTTCAATCTAAACTCGATGAGTTTGATAAAAGAATTGGAGATTTTGATGTTCGGATAGCAAAAGATGAGTCAATGGCTAACAGATACACTTCTGACAGCAAGGAATTCCGAAAATACACCTCTGATCAGAAAAAAGCTGTGGCAGAGCAAGCTAAAATCCAACAACAAAAAGTTAATTGGATTCAAAAAGAAATTAAAACAAATAAAGCATTGAACTCCGCTCAACGTGCACAGCTTCAAGAAGAGCTTAAACAGGCCAAGCTAGATTTAATTTCTGTTCAAGACCAGGTTCGTGAGCTACAGAAACAACTTGTTCAATCTAAAGTTGATGAGACACTTAAGTCAATTGAAAAGTCATCTTCTAAAACCCAAGGGAAAATTAAAGATGTCGATAACAAAATTTCAATGACTGAAGAAGATGAAGACAAGGTTAAATACTATAGCAAGCAAATAAAGCTCATTCAACAACAACAAAAGGAAGCGAAGAAATACATTAAGCAGCTTGAAGAACAAAAGAAAGCTGCGAAAGGTTTCCCTGACATCCAGGAACAGATCACTGAAGAAATCGAAAACTGGAAAGATAAACAGAAAGATTTTAACCTTGAGCTTTATAACACCAAGAAGTCGATCAAGGATATCTATAAATCATTGGCTGATGAAGTTGTATCCATCTACAAAGAGATGTACGAAAAAATGCGTGATATTGAGTTAGAAGCGCATCAGAAAGCGACTCAAGACTTGATCGATGAGATAGACAAGACTGATGACGAGGCTAAATTTCAAAAAGAATTAAAAGAAAGACAAGACAGTATTCAAAAGTTGACTGACCAAATTAATCAATACTCTCTTGATGATTCTGAATTCGGAAAGTCAAAAGTCAAAGAACTAACTGAACAGCTTCAAAAAGAGCAGTTAGACCTTGATGATTTTCTAAAGGATCGCGAAAGTAACAAACGGAAAGAAGCGCTCCAAGATCAGCTCGAAAAAGATGAGGAGTCAATCAACAATAAATACGATAATCTTGTAAATGATGAACGAGCCTTTAAAAAGCTTGAGGATAAGATTATGAATGGAAAAATCACCGATATCGCTAAGCAGCTTAATGAGTTTTCTAAGTTTATTAATACCAATATGGAGTCCATTGGAAAAAGTATTTCAAACAACCTGATTGATAAACTCAAAGAAGCATCTAATGCACTGAATACTGCTGTCAAAGGCAACACGACAGGTAAAAAAGTATCCTCTTTCGCTTCTGGAGGGTACACTGGAACAGGATTAGGTGCTGGTAAACTTGCATTCCTACATGACAAAGAACTGATCTTAAATAAAACTGACACAGCCAACATCCTTGATACGGTAAAAGCTGTTCGTGAAACCGCTGTGGACGATTCCCCAAAATGGGGCCAAGGAGTAAAATTAGCAGACCTTATTAAAAAAGGAATTACTTCTATTCCTTCATTAGTTCCTAACGTTAATCAATCAATGTTAACAAACAGTTTAATTCCAAATTTAAAGAAGATTGAGATCCCCTCAAAAACAATTGCTTCTTCTGGAGATAAAACAATTAATTTAACGAATACTTTCCACATTGATAAGCTAATAGGAGGAGAATCGGGAGCGAGATCGATGTTTGAAAGCATTAAAAACGAAGTTGTAAAACTAAATGGTAGCATGTAAGAGTCTGCAAAAGCAGACTCTTTATTTAACTTAACTTGAGGTGGAAACTCATGATTAGAGAAAGTCAATACTTTATGTTCAATAATATCCCTTCTTATGAATTAGGAGCCGTAAATGTAAATACAGAAGGAGGACTTTTAGAGGAGTCGTTTATTGCAAATAGAACAGTAAATGAAACATACACTAGGCTATCTTCAGAACCATATGTAGACAATGTCAAACTTGAGCCATATGAGATCCCATTGAATTTTTACATAGAAAATCATCTAGATGAAAAAAATGTTCGAAGAGTTGCTCGTTGGTTAAATGTAGATGATTATAAACCTCTCTCCTTTAGTAGAAATTTAGACATAATTTATTTTGCCTTGCCAATAAACGCTACAGATTTAGTTCATAACTGTTCTAACGATGGATATGTGAAGCTCACAATGAAGGTATTCCCCTATAAATATGGACAAGAAACAACAACTCATTGGTTTGATGTCACATCAGGTGTTAAGAATATTGAAATTGAAAACATAGGAGATGTGGACATTCCGTTATCTCTTGAATTTAAGAAGATAGGCGACGGTGACATAACTGTTGAGAACTTAACTTTATATAGAACACCTCTGAAGTTTACGGGAATAAAACATCATGAAGTTATCAATGTTGATTCCAATAAAAAATTGATCACTTCAAGTATTTCGGGTTATGAATGTTATGACCAAGTAAATGAAGAGTATGTGATTTTAACAAGAGGTAAAAACAGAATTAAAATAAATGGTGAGTGCTATATTCGATTAAAATACCGATACAAATATTTATAGGAGGATGTATTTTGTTAAATAAGTTTAAACCAGGCGAAATCCTCCTTTCTTTAGCAAAACCAAATAAAAAGAAAATCGCTAATATTGCGGATTTCTCAAATGTATCTCTTAATCTAAGCTTTGCTGATTTAAATGATCTATCTTTTAATATTCCACTCAAAGCCAGGTATAATTTTTTGATGAAGCCAAACCATGTGGCAAAACTAATGCGTGAGTGGTATCTTATCAAGGCAGAATTCTTAAACAGAGTTGAATGGTTTGTGATAACCGGTTTAACAAAATCAGAAAATGAGGAGCAAACAATACAAGTTAGATGTCAAGGACTACCGTACATCCTTCATAAAAACAAAATAAGGTCATATCAAGGAGTTTCAAAGAATCTACAGGAAGTGGCCACTGATTGTCTTAAAGGCACAAGACTCAATATCGGTTATATTGATCCTTCATTTAATGAAAAAAGACGATCATTTGATGTCACTTCAACAAGATATGAGTTTTTAAAAACGATATGGGAAACTTTTGAGGCAGTCCCAGTCTTCGACACTGTAAAGAACACTGTCTCTTTTTATAAGAAAGACACAGTATCCAAGTACAAAGGTGTCCAATTCTCCCCTGAACGATTTATGATTGATATGGAAGATACCATTGATATTGATGAAGTCGTAACACGTTTAAACATCACAGGTAAAGACGGAATTGTGATTAATTCGGTAAACCCTACTGGACAGAGTTACTTGGACGATTTTTCTTATTTTCTATATCCTTTTAAACGTGATAAAAACAGAAATGTAATAACACACAGTGATTACATGGATGATGATTTATGTCATGCGATTTTGGATTATAATGAACTTGTCAATAAAGAAGGCTCTTCTTTCCACCTCCTTTTAAACCAAAAAAGGGATTTAGAAACCCAAAAAACGACTCAAGAAAATAAACTCTTCACTCTTGAAAACATTGAGCTACAGCAAATTTTAGATAAGATAACCGTAGCGAAAAAAGCCGGTGACGACACAAAAGATCTTATTAAACAAAGAGATGCAAAACTATTAGAAGTTACCGCCAAAAAAGCTGAAATATCCAGAATAAACTCGCAAATCACAAACATTTCTCAGGAAATAGAAAAACTAAAAGACCGTTTATCGATGGACAAGTTTCTTGGTGAGGAGCTTAAGAAACAACTGTCTTATTTTATTTTTGAAGATGATTGGACTAATGATAATATTTTTGATGAGACAGAGCTTTACGAAAAAGGGTTAGAGGAACTGAGCAATAGAAACGCTCCCCCTGTTGATATCAGAACGAACATCGTAAACCTATTTAATGTTAATAGCGAAAAGGCATTTTGGGATAGAATATATCTCGGAGATATAATCAGGGTAGTTAATAAGAATTTCAGAACCGATGTCAAAGCAACCCTTTCAGGGATGACTTTCGATTTTGATCAACAGAGTATACAGGTTACACTCTCAAACGGGAAAAGAGCCAGGTCATTGGAACAGGAATTTGCTAATACTTTGTATACAACTAAGAAAGCATCCACAGAGTATAATAAGAAAAAAATTGATTATGATACACTTCTTGTTAATTACAATGCACGTAATGATCGTATCTCATCTCCTGTGGCAAACCCAACTATTCTTAATAACGGAACTGCAATAACACATGTTGTCAACGATAATGGATCGGTTGATATCTCCATTGAATGGCAGTTCCCAAATTCTAAAGAGGATAAGTACAATATTGACGGATTCCTTGTCCACTGTTACTCAGATACATCTTCAGACACCTATATATTTGGATCAAAGATGTCATCTGAACAGTATCTATCGGTTAGCTATGATAAGAGAATCGCAACCCTTACAGGCCAGGTTTCAAATAAGTATTATACGTTTGGAATTCAAGCCTACCGGACTGTTGAAGCGTCTATTGATAGCAGCGGACGTATACTTTCCGACATTATTCAACCCCAATTTCCTTCAGAGAACCCCTACCTCCCCTCTAATTCGGTTGAAGTTAAAGGAAGTCTTAGTGGAAGAGTTAATGGCCTCTATACAATCTCCACGGAAGCTAAGCCAGAAGATCCGGAAAAAGGGACAATCTGGATCAATCCAAAGAACAATAAACAAGAACTATTTAACGGAGAAGAATGGGTTGTCTCATCTGCAGGTTCAGCAGACTCCTTGAATGGTTTTACAGCTTCAACAACGACTTCTCCAAACTCTATACCAGTGCGTAATGAATCAGGGATCATTAGTGGTTCAATAGACGGTAATGCAGAGATGCTAGGTGGACGAGCAGCATCTGATTATGCATTAGCTGAAAACATCCCCATTCCTCCCAAGTTTGCAAAAGGTATTTATACAGGAGACGGCACTCTCAGTAAGCAAATCCCCCTTACCTTTACTCCTGATTTAGTCAAAATAACTCCGATTTCACCTGAAGACAGTCAACTAGTAATTGAAAGCCAATTGGGGGGCTATGCCTATCAAGTTACTTCAACTGGACTTTCCCTTATTGGAGGAGATTTAGGATACGGTGCTTTGGGAAACAATCTATTTGTCACAGGCTCAGATAGTAACTGCAGAGGAAATAAATTAAACGTTAAATATATCTGGGAAGCCTACCAACAAAATTAACGGAGGTGAACTAAACTGGCTGATTTTGCTAAATTATATAATGATCCAATATTAAGTAAAAAGAGAATAGGTTCTGTTGAAGACCCCTATCTAACTTACAATGAAACATTGACAATATTTAATGGAAGAGCACTCCTAACTGAGATTCCGAACAGAGAATTTCGTGTTGAAGTTACTGGGGACAACAAGGAATGGCGAGAGATTGAAGATGGAGAACTTGACGACAACTATTTTAAGGTTGATTACCTTATGGGAGTTGTCTTTTTTAATGCTTCAAATGAAGGAAAATCGCTAACCTTTAATTATAGTGGTGAAGGAGCTTCCTTCTTCCCTGCCTCTCGAATTTGGATAAAACGACAAGGGAATATGGTTATTGAAACTCTTCAAGGACTTATCGATGAAGCTGAAGATACAATAATTCGAATGAATGAACGTATAGCTGAATGTGAACGAGTTACAAAACGATGCCAAGAAGTGACAGCCTGGTGTAGACAGGCTACATCAAATTATGAAGAAGTTGTAGAAAACACAAGAAAAATTTATAAACCATCTGTCTATACCTATTCAGATATTTTCACCTATTACCCAACCCCACAGATTGGTTGGACGGTGACTGTTAAAGAAACAAAAATCGTTTATCGATGGGATGGATTTGAGTGGGTAGATATTGGAACTTCCGAAGTATATGAAGGTTTTAATATACTCCTAAGCGCAACAGAACCATTTAATGCAAATTATATCTGGTATAAGGATGCCTCTTTTTCACCTGAGAAAAAACGAGTTGTTGTTTCAGATACAGCACCAGATTCAGGACAAGTATGGTACAAAACTGACTAAGATCCCCTCCGGGATCTTTTTTATTGGAGGAAAGTTATGGCTGGTTTTTATAGATATGATCAAAATTTAGATAAATATGTTCCGATGCCTGTTGAACTACTAGCTTCAGAAGGAGAAGAATACACCGCTCCTAAGATTACTCAGAAGTTTAATGAAGTAGAAACGAAAACAACAGAAATTTTAAACAAGGTATTAACTGATGACAGATATTTTACAGTAACAAGTTCTTTTAAACAGGATGCCACACTTGGTATTGAGTACTATGTTACAAAGGTTACTCCTAAAACAACCGAAGCTAAAAAAAGTATGGTGCAAAAAACGTTTGCATATGACTTTGAAAAATCCATTGATCCCACATCTTCTTATTTTGGTACAACAAATCGTGAAACAGTTTTAAGTATGGCAAAACGAAAAAGATCTGTTGTTGCAATAAACGCTAGTGGTTGGCGATCAAATGGTGAAGTCATGGGGCTTCAAATTAAAGACGGAGTTCTCTACAAAGATTATGACGCTGCTGGATACACAGGCGCTGAGGCTTGTGTATTTTTTGATGATGGAACTATGAAGGTTTACGGAAACAGAGAAGTTGATGCCGACATCCTAATTTCTAAAGGCGCACGAAACTCTTTTGCTTTTGGCATTTGGCTAGTTAAAGATTCTAAGCCAAGAACGGCTCAAATGACTACATGGGCAGATTTAAATGTTAAGCATCCTCGACAAGCCATTGGGCAAAGATCTGATGGTACACTAGTTATCATTACTGTAGATGGCCGCTCACTTCGATCCAGTGGTATTACAGCTTATGATATGCCATCTTTATTTTTATCTGAAGGCTGTATTAATGCATTTCTTTTAGATGGTGGTGGAAGCTCTCAAACTGCTGTTGAAGGAAAATATATTAATAACATTAGTGATGGCATTGAACGTGCAGTGGTCGATACCTTAACAATTTCATATCCTGATGACGATACAGATAGCAGATTTTTTGAAGTTCAAGAAGGAAGAGGTTTGGCAACAAGTCTAAACAGACGTGTAGAGTTTATTGAATCCAAGCCTACTTGGAATGTATTAGATTTAGGCTTCTCACCAGATGGCTTAATCGATAATACAGCTAAGTTTAAAAAAGCCCTTAGTGATTTATCTGAAAAAGGTGGAGGGAAACTACATTTTCCGAAAGGTACATATTTAATCGGTAAGCAGAATACAACTAGCGCTAGTGAAAAAATTGAACTCCCTTCAAATGTCTCAATTGTTGGTGAAAGACGATCCTACACTAAACTCCTTCGAAATCCAAATCACTCACTTGATGAATTGTTGCGAATCACAGATCACAATTATATAGAAGGCATTGAAATTGATGGCAATAGCAGTGTAAATAAGAGTAGCTGCCGATTGATCGCAGGTGGAAATATAAAATCATTTAAAATGAAAGACTGCAGCTTGGTTAATGCTACAGACCGAGGAGTGAGTATTCACGGGATCGGCAAGTCTATAACGATTGAAGGAATGTATATTTCCAATATAGCCAACGAGTGCATCAACGTTGCTGAAGGAGAAATTATTAAACTAATTGACTCTGAGATCACATTTAGCGGTACTGCCCTTTGGGTGGGTAATGCTGCAAATATCTTCACTAAGAATAACCTCGCAAAATCCTTAAAAACCTTCGTCCGGTACAAAAACTCTCAAAATGCAATTTGTTCAGGAAACATTATCACTAATAATATTGATCGCGCAATTTGGGGATCTGTAAGAGAAGCTGTTTTCTCTGATAATGTTTTCAAGCAATGCCACTCTGATTATCACCTTTACTTTATTCAAGAAGACACTGGAACAAACGATTTAATTGTAACTGGAAACTCAGTTTATAGTGATGTTGAAGGAACAGCTTTCATTAGAACTCCATCAGATATAGACAGAAGACGAGTGTCGGGTAACGTAGGTAATATACCTAGCTTGAACTTGGATTAAGAATAAAGGAACAATAAAGGTGGTGGTTACGTTCTAGATAAAATATAGATTTTATTCAAAATACATACTTGAAAAACAGAGATAACAAGAGCATACGTGAGATAAAGAGAGATTGGGTTTAGTCCCCTTCTCTCTTTTTTGTGCTCAAATTTAATTATTAGGTGGATAGATGGCAAGAAAGATATCAGATTATCATTTAAAAAAACGTGAAGAAACTCAAAAGAAATTTATTGATTTATTAGCTCAGAATAACTACATTCACATTTCTGGAGACATGGTAAATTCGAAAACAAAGGTGAAAGTCAGATGTCGACATAATCACACATGGCAAGTAAACTACGAACACTTTAAAAAAGGTACTCGTTGTCCAGAATGCAGGATAATTGAAGGCTCCCTTAAAAAAAGGCTTAACATAAGTACTGTGAAAAGTAGATATGCCCTTAAAGGCTATGAGATTTTAAGCACCTATAAAAACTGTCATTCTAAACTAAAAGCTAAGTGCCCTGAAGGACATATATGGGAGCACCTTCCCAGCAACTTCTTTAAAGGTGAAGAGTGTTTTCAATGTAAAGGTGCTAAAAAATACACTGTTGAATGTGCACAAGCAGCTTTTTCTGATCGTGGGTTTATCCCTTTATTCGATACATACCATCACAATAAAGAAAATCTCCCTTTTCTATGCAAGGAACATATAGACTTAGGAGTTCAATACGCTCCACTTCATAACATGGTAAGAGGTTTAGCAAACTGCAGAAAGTGTTATTTACTTCTTTTCACAGGCGAAAATAGCTCTAGATGGAAAGGCGGTATTTCTTCGTTAAATAAAACTTTAAGAGAAGCTGTTTATGAAGTTTGGACGAAGCCCTCATTAGAGAAATATTCATTTAAATGTGCAATAACAAACTCTACAAAAGACCTTCATGTGCACCACTATAAAAAGAATTTTAGCGAGATTGTTAAAGAAGCACTGAGCAATTTAAGTTTTGAACTCTAAAATTGGCGACTTTACTGTCAATGAGCTTGAGCAAATTAAAAATGAATGTGTAAGACTTCATTTAAATTATGGACTCGGAATCCCTCTAACTAAGAAAATCCACAATCTTTTCCATGAAATTTATGGAACATCCAACAATAATGAGATTCAATTCAACGAGTTTCGAAATCGCTATGAAAATGGTGAATTCGAGGCTCTTTTTAATTAGAAATTAAGGAGATGTTTTTATGTCAGTTTTCACTAATAGCTACATTCCAGTCAATAAGTATACTAGACCAGGTTTGAAATTACAGGGTGTGAAAAAATGCGTCCTACACTATACAGCCAATCCGGGTGCAGGTGCAGACAATCATCGAAGATACTTCAGTAATGCACAAGTTTATGCATCAGCTCACATTTTCGTAGATAAGGCTGAAGCAATTTGTATCATTCCATTAAATGAAGTAGCTTACCATGCAAATGATATTCAGCAAAGAGATAGTGCCGGAAATCCTTATCGAGGAGTTGCTGCGCTGAAACCTAACGCTAACTTTCTTTCTATTGGAGTTGAAATGTGCCTTGAAAAAGACGGTTCATTCCATTCAGATACAGTTGAAAGAACTGAGGATGTGTTCGTTGAATTATGTAATAAGTTTGGTTTAGATCCTATTGATGATATTGTTCGTCATTATGACATCACCCATAAGAATTGCCCTGCACCATGGGTATCTAACAGCCAAAAATTTGTAGACTTTAAAAATCGAGTAAAGGCAAAAATGTCAGGCAAATCTGTTTCAAAAGCTTCTCCAACTAAACCAACAACCTCCTCCCCTTCCTCTTCATCAGCAGTAAGTGGTTCACTAAAATCAAAAGTTGACGGACTTCGCTTCTATTCAAAACCATCTTGGGAAGATAAAGATGTTGTCGGCACAGTAAATAAAGGCATCGGATTTCCTACAGTTGTAGAGAAAGTTAAAGTTGGATCTGCCTATCAATACAAAGTTAAGAACTCAAAAGGCACTACATATTACATCACTGCTTCTGACAAATATGTTGATGTTACAGGATCAGTTAAAACCTCTTCCTCTGCCCCAAAAACAACATCAACTTCTTCAAGTTCCTCATCTATTAAATCCGTAGGAAAAATCAAAATTGTCGGTGTATCAAGCGCTGCAATCGTAATGGACAAGCCTGATCGAAATAGTTCTAAAAATATTGGCACAGTTAAGCTTGGAAGCACTATTTCAATTTCTGGTTCAGTTAAAGGTAAAAACAATTCCAATGGCTACTGGGAAGTTATTTATAAAGGTAAACGTGGATATATCTCGGGACAGTTTGGATCAACAATCTAATTATATTCAATTTTCTCGGAGGATGTTTATTGATCAATATGTTTCAGTAAATATCCTTTTCTATGGTACTAAGGTGGTGAACATTTTATGGAAATGGATATAACACAATATTTAAGTACCCAGGGGCCATTTGCTGTTTTATTTTGTTGGCTACTTTTCTACGTAATGAAAACTAGTAAGGAAAGAGAGTCGAAACTTTATAATCAAATCGATTCTCAAAACGAAGTACTGGGTAAATTCAGTGAAAAGTACGATGTTGTAATTGAAAAGCTAGATAAAATCGAACAAAATTTTAAGTAGGAGGAATTCAATGTTTGAGAATATTGATAAAGGCACAATTGTTAGGACTCTTTTGCTCGCAATAGCTTTACTCAATCAAATAATGGTGATGCTGGGTAAAGCAGCATTCATCATTAACGAAGAGGACATAAATCATTTATATGATTGTTTATATACAATTTTCACTATCGTCTTCACAACCAGTACTACTACCGCAGCATGGTTCAAAAACAATTACATAACTGCAAAAGGAAAAAAACAAAAACAAGTTCTAAAAAAAGAGAACTTGTTTAAATAGCTTTTTTCGGATTACCTGTGTAACCCTCCCTCTTACAAGGCGGGTTACTTCTTATTCAATTATATACATGTTGATTTTGTTTTAATTTCTTGCTTTTGATAATTAATTTCAGTCCTATACCAAATATCAATGCAAAACATACTGAACTCATTAAGGGTAATGTAATAAAGCCTAGATACTCTACTTCAATTTTTGCGCAGCTGTTGGTTCCAATTTCACATACGACACTTTTGCTTTGTGTAAGTTGGATAATATAATGATAAAACGCAATAATCAATCCAATTGATGAAAGGAAAACAACATAAAATATCGAATTAAGATCTTTTTTTAATAAGCCTATTAGTAAGATAATAGGTATAGGATATAGAAATATTCTTTGATACCAACATAGAACACATGGTTTGAAATGCATGATCTCACTGTAGAATAAACTAGCCATTGTGCCAAAGAAAGAGAGAAAAAACAGTAATAAAAAAAATGATTTTACATATCTTGTATTCATACTTCAATTCCTTTCAGGACGTGTTCAATATTGTGGAGTGAGTTGGCAAGATATTGTTTAATTTCTTTTTTCATATTATCATTTTTAATTTCCCCTGATATTTCTTTTACTCTTTCCCAATTTTCGAGTTGAATATTAAGGCTTATTAAAATTCTTTTAAAGTGATCTTTTGTTGTATTTATAGCACTGTATCTCTCGTCTGTAAGAGCTTCATCAATCATATTGCTTAAAGAAGTAAGTTTATTTTGCATATCTACTAACAAAATTGCAGATCTAAAGTAATCAACATCAACACATCTTGGATATTCAGTTTCCAATATATCCAAATATAAAGTTAAGTCAACATAATTATTTCTCTGCAATAATAAAGTACATAATAGCACTAAAGCATCTATAAAATGTCTTTGATCATTAAATTTTTTATAGTTGTTTATTGATTTTTTCAGATAATCAATTGCTTCTTCATCTTTATCAAGTAAATGTAGTTCTCTGCCGAAAAAGAATAACCATTTTGGGTTTTCGGGCTCCAATCTTAACATTTCTTCTGTGAGATTTATATTCCTTCGTGTTTTTGATTTTATATTATTCTCTGAAGGATTATATCCATTATGGTAAACCTTAAGGTTCACAATGAAATTAAAAGGTAGACTATGATTATAATTCATAGGTTCTTCATGCACTTTCCCATGAAATTTAACTTTACCATTGAGCCGAAACATTCTTCGTGTATCAGAATATAGATGTCCAGTATATTCTTCTATATATGGACTAACTACACAATCAATAGAAAAAAACTCTAAAACTCTAGCTACTTTAGCTATTTTCCCTTTGTTTTCTTTAGAGTATAAATTATCTGCATCAATAAAATAAATCCATTCGGAAGTAGCATACTCTATAATTTTATTTCTAGCATAGGAAAAATCATTCTTCCACTTTTCATATTTAATTTCAACATCAGGAAAATCACATTTAATAATATCAACGGTATCATCAGTGGAGTATGAATCTAGAACAATAATCTCGTTAAAATCATCTTTAACACTATTTAAACACTTTTTAATTCTCTTGCTTTCGTTATAAACTATAATACCGCATGTTATTGTAGGAGTATCTGATTTTTCATAACCTGCAACCAAAGATTGAATTGACATCACATCAATATCTTTTTCATATTCCATTATATTAACCAACAATGACAAATCTGAATACAATAAAGAATCGGCATAGCCTTTCTTTAATTCCAAATAAATATCACTCAGTTTCATTATCTATCACCATTTTTATCAAAGAACTTTTCTATTTGGCTTGCACTTCTATAGCCCTCTAACCGATCTTTTTCTTTGCCATCTTTGTAATAGAGAATCGTTGGAGTTTTATTCAAATTATATTTATCTAAAAATTCAGTGTTATAATTTTCCTTTTCTTCAATATTTAAAGCCTGTACTTTTAACTTTTCTTTTTTAATTACTTCATTTAACTCAGGTTTTATTTCTTGACAAGGAGGACAACTTGTCTCATAAACATAAATAAATTTAGGTTTTTTAGAGTCTACTTCTTTTTGATATTGAGTTAAATTTATATCATTATAAAAAGGTTTTTCGCTACCTGTAGAAACATAAACGAAAATACTAATGGCTGCTGCTATTAAAACAAGAAATAAAACAATCCACTTTTTCATATAGAATACTCCTTATTTTCCGAGTAGCTCGACTCTATAATCCTATTGTTTCTGAATACTAATTTTTTATTGTATTTGAAGTTACTTGGGTCATTATGAGTTATAAGAATAATTAAACAATCCATCCTGTGTAAGGTTTCATAAATCAATTTTGTGTTATCCGGATCAATGTTAGATAATGACTCATCTAAAATTAATACTTGTGGTTGATGTAAAATTGCTCTTGCTAATGCTAACCGTTGTTTTTGTCCTGTAGATAGATTGGAACCGTTTTCAGACAATTTATAACTGTACTGCTTGTCCAAGTTACAAATGAATTCATGGCATTGGGACATTATACACGCGTTTTCAATTTCGTTCTGATCAAAAATCTCTCCCATGCAAAGATTCTCTTTAATGGTTCCCTTAAAAAGAAAAGGATTTTCGTCAATATATACAATCCTTTTTCTTATTGATAAATGATCGTATCGATTAATATCTAATCCATTTAAATAAATTGACTTATCGGGTACTTTATACAATTTAGACAAACTTTTTGCAAACGTACTTTTTCCAGTACCACTTTCTCCAATAATAAGGACTTTATCCTTTCTGTCTAATATTAAATTAATATCTTCAACTATATAACGCATTGGGTCTGCCCCAATATTAAGATTAACTGTTTTGATATTCTGAATAAAATCAAGTTCAGTTAAATTCTCATTGCTATCTTGCTGAACTGGATAGTTTACTACGTCAAAAAATCTTATGGAAGCAACATGTGCCTGCTGAAGATCTGATTGCATACTCAATATACGATCTAGTGAACTTAGCAAAAAGGCTGCTAATGTGTTTATAAATAGCAGTGTACCCAAACTCATTGAATCATTTAGAACTTGTCTTGTCCCAACCCATAGGATAATTATTGTAAAAGAGTTTTGAATTAATCCTTTTAGTATTTCATTGCTAATAACTGCCTTTGCTACACTAAAGGTTGAATTTAATTGTTTATCATATGTAAGATGAAATTTTTCTAAAAAAAACGAGGTTTTATTTAAAGAATAAACAGTTGTCATATTCTTCAGAAAATTAATTAAAAGAGAGGTAGATTTAGCCTTATCCTCCATCAGTTTTTGATTTTTCTTTTTAAGATGATCAAAAAACAAAATCGCTAGACATGAAAGTAGCAAAATCGGGAGAATAATTGTTAAGAAAAGAATGTTATTTGTTCTATATAAAATAACTCCTAATCCCAGTATTAAAATTATATCAATTATTGCAGTAACAAAGTTAGCACTAAAAAAGTCTTTAATATATATACCATCATTGAATCGAGAAATTACCTCTCCATCTTCTCTGTTTTCAAAAAAATTAATAGGTAATTTTGTTACTTTATTAAAATAAACATTTGACATCTCTTTATCAACTTTGTAAGACAATTTTATTATCAAATATGATCTTACAAAATCGAAGATGCACCTTATTAAGACCATACTTATGAATATTAAAGTGATTGTGATTAAAGATTCTCTTAAGCTTCTTGGGATAATTAGGTCAACTAGAAACTTTATATAAAACGACCCAGCTACAGCAAGACCCACAACGAACAAGGAAGTCAATAAAATCACAAAAACGATCAATTTATTTCTAAAAAGTATGTCCTTAAAAAAGTAAGAATGTTTTTTTTGATCTTTTTCTTTTTCAGGAATTGACTCTTTGTCAATTTCTAATATAAAGTTTGTGAATTTACTTTCAAAATCCTCTTTTTTTATTTTAGTTATTTTGTCTTTATCAGGATCACTAACAAGTAAATAGTTATTTCTAATTTCGTATATTGTTATGTAATGTCCATATTCCTCCCCTTCTAACAAAGCTATACAAGGGAGCTTTATTTGTTTTAGGGCTTCGAATGTCTTATTTTCTTGCAATTCAAGTGGCCTAGTTTTTATCCCCATCTTCTTAAAAATAACAATTAAGTCTCTTAAACTATAGCCTTCCTTATCCCCAATTAGGTCTAGTAAGAAATCAATTCCATAGTTAAGGTTATGAAACTTTAAAATTGACGAGATACAAGCTAGTCCACAATCATGACTATTAAACTGTTTAGTATGAACATATTTCTTTTTCTTATTCAATTTCAATCCCCGCTTTAAATATGAGGGAATATTTAAAATATTCCCTCTACAAATGTTTTATCTGCAGAATTGACGATAGTTTTGACAAGCAACAGCTCCGCCACCACAACCAATTGTACCGCCACTAGCACATTGTAGCCACAACGCAGCACACTGAGCTTTTCCTAATCCACTACCTTTTTGGTTTTCGAGTTCCTCTAGTTTAACTTCTTTAAATAGCTTTTCCATTTGTAAAACCTCCCCATTTGTTTGCAATCCGGATTACATTTTTTAATATAAAGGAAGATAAATCTAAATTCAACCATATTTTTTATTTTTTTTTGAAAATTATAAGGAAACTTGTTCATAAATCATAGAAAAAAAACTTTATTACCTATCAATAAACAGAATTGGTTGTAATACACTAAATAAAATTGACTATTATGGATTTATTTTGAATTAATAATGATAAAAATTTAGGTAAATTTTTAATAATTATAGATACAAAAAAGTACCTTCTATTGTAAGAAGGTACTTTTTTATGTTCAAACACTAACCCTTTTATACTTTTGAATAAATTGTTGAGCTCCATTTAAAAAAACTAGAAAACGCTTATTTGTAGTTTCAATAACAATTCTATCTGGTTGAGCATATGGCATACCAATTTTATAATCGATATTATCTGCAACTCCATACTTGTCTGACTCTTTAATACTAACTATTTGATTAATTGGAATTTCTGTTTTAGATAAACCAAATTTTAAGACTAAGCATTTTTCATCAAAACTATAACGTGTATTTAGGAAAACAGTAAAAATAAAGAAAAGTGCTAATAAAATGATTATCATAACTACATATTCCATATAATCACTCTTTCTTATGTTTTTATATAATTTTACCATGTTTTTTAAGTTTTTAAAACAAAAAAACTTTAAGCGATGTGTTATATAAGTTTAAATTTATCTTAACTCTTATGCCCACCTGTTAATCCAGCTCGTTGAAGTGCAGTTCCTGCTGGTGTATAAGAAACTGCTCTCAGAATCGCTTTAGAGCCGTATTTACTTCTAATCCCATCCATTACAAAACCGAGTTTCCTTCTCTTTTCATTATCCACTTCAAATAAACTCAGCTGCTGATTAACATCATCCTCAATATTCGATAACGTGACTGAGACACTTCTCACAGTCTTACCCGAGTAAAACTTATTAAAAAGCATCAAGCAGCATCTATAAATATCCATCGTGATACTTGTAGGAAGATCAATTGTTTTGGAACGATGAAAACCACCACCAAGCTCATCCTTACTGTACCCAATTCCCAGACTGATTGTTCGACCAACTTTATTATGTGTACGTGCCCTTCTTGCGACTTCTTCACAAATCTCCAGAAGAACCGCCTTAATCTCTTCACTCCTTGTGTAATCCCTCAGTAAAATCTGACTCTTACCGAAACTAATCTGACCTTGCATCAACGGAGCACCTATTTCTGATAAATCAATTCCGTGAGCATGGTAGTACAACTGGTTTCCCATTATTCCGAACTTCTTTTCAAGCAGCTCTAAAGGAAATTTGGCTAACTGACCTATAGTCGATATTCCCATCCGATTTAGGTTTCTTTCCATCCTCCCTCCTATCCCCCACATTTTAGACAAAGGGCGAACCTTCCAGAGTTTATTTGGTACATCTTCATATCTCCAACGTGCAATGCCACTCTTTGTTTTCTTACTCTCCAGGTCAAGTGCAAGCTTACTGAGTAGCATATTGTCTCCAATACCAACTGTGCACATCAAACCAAATTCTCTCCACATGCTGCTTTGGATTGCTTTGGCCATTTCTTCAGGATCTTCTTTTCCTGCATCTAAAAAAGATTCATCAATTGAATACGTATGGACACATTTCTCAGGAACAAATCTGTAAAACAGCTTTGTAATTTCAGTTGAAACTCTGATGAAAAGCTTCATTTGTGGATTTACAATGTGTATCCTTGGATCTTCAGGTATCTCAAATAGTCTCGATCCTGTTTTGATTCCAAAATCTTTTTTAAGTGCAGGAGATGCAGCTAATACTACACTTCCCTGTCTCTCCGTATTCCCTACAACAGCAAGATAGCATGTTAAAGGGTTAAGCCCCATTGTTACAGCCGATACAGAAGCATAAAAGGATTTCATATCGACACAAAGTATATTCTTACGTGGAAATTGTGAGTAATCAATCATTGTATGTAACTCCTATGATGTTATTCATGTTGATATAAACTGTATTGTCATTCTGGTCTTTTACGTGAAGCTTTTGTTGTTCAAAATTTATGTAATGGACTCTGCCGGTGACATTTTCAACGAATCCATTGTGAAAAAGTTTAAATTGCAACTCTTTGTTAAATTCAAGTGCCTCAGAGACGAGAATATCCATCTCTTCAATTTGTTGATCATCTAAGGATGGCTTTTCAATTTTTGATACATCAATCAAATCTTGTTTAAGCTGTGTCAAATGTTCTGGAAGCATCATTGATGTCCATTTGATTGTTCCTCGATCTCTAAGCATATCGCCCCACTCCTTTATTGATCTAATATTAACAGAACAAACGTTCTTCATTCAAGATAAACCAGAACAAAAGTTCGATGTAAATGTTGGTAATAAAATATAAAGGTCAATGATGATTTGCGTAGTATTAATAAAGGAGGGATTCTTTTCCATGAAGGAGAGTGTAATGGTTAATGAAGAAGAGGCTAATCGGATTTTTGGTCTTAGTTCCTGCTTTGATTATGTCAGGTATTACTTTAATCGAAGCAAATAAAAAGTCCCCTTTGGAAGTAATTGATAATATTCGGGATGAATTTGGTATATTCAGTGTGCAAATTGGTCAAACAGATCCGGCAATTACAATTGGCATGGATCAAACCAAAAGTGAAGCAAAGCTCCGTGAGTATTTAAAAGATAATCTGTCTAGAGAAGCAAAGGAAAAATATAAGATCTATATATTAAAAGATGATATTAATAAATTGGAGAAAGAACATCGAGAGTATTTGAAAGCAAATAACCCCAATAAGTAAAATGCCCAGCTCTTTATTTAAGCTGGGCATTGTTTTCATTATTTAAATAGAATTTCTATAAGCATTAATTGCTTCATTTCGTAATAGCATATTATCTTTATTAACCATGCCTAAGTTATAAGCTTTTTTGATAACATCTAATACCTGCGAATCCATTGTAGAAAGGTTTCCGCCTGCAGTAAATCTCAATTTCCAGTCTTCTAAAGACTTATTCAAATCAAGCGTGCTTTTTTTATTCTCGGGTTTAACGATCGCATTTTTCTCAAGTTTTTCGCAAAACTCGTTAAAACCTATTGAAGATTGCTGAGTATTGTTCTGTCCATACCCTTCTGTTGCTAAGCTACAAAAAGCTAAGAATTTTGGATCTTTAGTTACATCATAATTAGAAGTACTAATCACCTGGTTCACTCTCTTTCAAAATCAATTTTTTGACTGTAAACAAAAGTGGTGCCTGAGCTCAATGCTTTAATCTGTATAGAGTTATCTTGAAGTGCGTCCATGGGAATCTCAAAATATTTATCCCAGCCTATTACCACCTTATTTTGACCAAGGATAGCATCAGATTTAAACATTTTAGCTGTACCGTTATACAACAGATTCTTACCGTCTTTGCCTGTGATAACTGTTAACTTGGTATAACCCATAAAACGAGCTTTCACATATAGTTTATTCCCCTTCAAAACGTTTGGCGCCTTGGTTTGACTAGAAGTGAGGTTATCCCAAGCAAAATCGTTTCCGTCTGATGTAATCCCTGTAATTTGTAGATAGTAGAGTGGTAATGCTTCTGCCGCTTTTGCTTTTGATGAATCAGTGAAAGCGAAAGCAACAACTGCTAGAAGAGCAAGCAGTGAATATGTAATTCTCTTCTTCATTTCCTAAATCCTCCTTGGTACAAGTTTACATGTTAAATATCGTCATTTGAAGGGAATTGTTTAATATTTGAAATAAAAAAAGAACCTGCATTAAGCAAGTTCTTTTCATATTGTCAATTTATTGTGAATTTTTAACGACAAGGACATTTATGTATAGTATAATATTTCCTGTACATAAAGTTTGCTCACTCAAGGGAGTCTTGCTCATCCCCTATGAAAGGGGTGGGAAAATGACTGTTTACGAATCATTAATGATAATGATCAATTTTGGCGGATTGATATTAAATACCGTCTTGTTGATCTTCAATATAATGATGATTGTAACGTCAAGCCAAAAGAAAAAATAGACCTTCCCTTGAGTTTGGACACCTGAAGGGTTAGGCCTACGCAGATTTGACAACGAGCAAGCCCTTTGATGGGCAGCTTTTGTACAGAGCCAGGGTGCTACCAACACCCTGGTCTTTTTATTTTATGCATTTAATTAAACAAAATGCAAAAAATAATTATATAATTGTATCATTACCCTAATTATAACCATATAAAAATGGTATTTGCAATACTATTGCTTGGTGAATAAAACCATTATTTTATTGGAACCCAGTACTTTATCGATGCACAAGTGATATTATCCATGATTCAGTTCAAATTCTTCTCTTGTCATCCCAAAGCAAATACCATCATAATAGGCACCTTTAGTGAAAATGATCTTTCTTAGTTGTCCCTCTTTCATGAAACCTAATTTTTCATGTAATCGTATGGATGGATTATTAAAAGAATAAACAGTTGTATTTACTTTTTGATAAGCAAGTTCCAAAAAGAAAAAGCGAAGAACCATCAAGATCATTTCTTTGGCAAATCCTTTGCCCCTATATGGCTCGAATACAGCCAAATAATAACCGAAGGTACCATTTTTCCTATCACAGTCAAAGGTTTCAATCATACCTACTATATTATTATCACTTTCAACTGCAATAAAACGGAATTCATCTTTTTCTAATTGTTCTTCTACCCATTCTCTCATGTTATTAGCTGAACGAGGAAAATGTAGCGAGTCCATATTTCGCAGAATTTCATCATCTAACGAATCAAATATAACGATATCTTCAGGTTGAATTGCTCGCAGTGTAAGATTCTCCCCTGTCCAATAAGTAACTGCCATTTTAACTTTCCCTCCAGTTATTTCCATACGATTTCTTAACTGCTTAGTAAGTCATCATCTAATTCAATATACAGAATTCCATCATCTTCTTTATCAGCTTCAATTGGTTCATCAACTAAACTGAAGACAAACTCCTCAAACGAATTGGCAATTAAGAAAAAGTCTTTGTCGGGATGACTTAATTCATGATCCCAAAACAATATCTTTCCATTATCGATATCCATGCATATTTCATTCCCGCCTGCAGAGCTTGCGATAGGAATAATATTTCTAGGAAAGCGATCAGAATATGTATCGATTGCTTTCTGAAGACTGTTATGATCATTCGCTAAACCATAAAAACCTTCTAACAATTGTGTATCATCGCCCTTGCCCATCCATGGATCTTTCTCTAAAGGTTTATAGCAAACGTCATACTCAATCTCATCTGTTGTTTTTTTACTTTCTAAATAACATCCTCCATATTTCTTCAAAAAGTCCTTATAATCTGAAGGTAATTGATTGCCTATGTTCATTTCAAGCTCTTTGAGTTGTTCATTTGTATTAATGCTAGGATATCTGCCAGCATCAATCGTAAACTCTTTCAACTTTTGTTCGATCTTAGTGAAGCTCATTTTAATACCCTCCGCATTGCACATCTTTAGCAATGAACAATTGCAATACTTTTGTTTAATAGATTATTCAATTTCTATGCCATCATATGCATCGCCTAGTGATACATAATCATCCCTTAACCAATACCAATGTTTACCCTTATTTTCAAGCAGTCGCTGTATTAAATCTGTAAATGAACTTGCTATCACCTGTGTTTCGCCGACTATTCCATGTCGATCAAAAAAACTGTCATAGCATTTTCCTTTTCGCTGATCGTTTAAGTCAATTGTTAGGTATTCTCCTTTTCCATCCGTGCAAACAATATACCACTCGGATGAAATGTCTTCTTCACAGAGCTCCCCAACAATAATGGGATTAGCTAATTCAAACTCAGCTGGTCGTACTATGTATATTGGATAATCCGCATTTTCATATAAAACTGCTCCACCACATTGTTCATAAAATTCACTAATATCTTTTGGTAGTTGATGCTTCTCGTCTATTACTGGGAGACCATCAGCTTCAAACAGCCGACAGTCTGATGTAGAAGCAATCTTCTTGATTAACATGTCAATGCTCAAGTCCGCACCTACTTTCTAAAGTTGTATTGATTAAATGCGTTATAATATTGCTGTCTAGCTTCTTTAGGAACATTAGCAGCATCAAACATCTTCTCAGTAAGTTCTTGTATTTCTCTGGGGGATACTTCTTTCCAGTTTACTTTGCCGCCAACTTTCTTCCCTGTTTTTTCGAACAACCATTCTCTATATACTTTCTTGGTAGCGTTGTGTTGTTCCTTAGTTAAAGCTACTGTTGGTGTGTTACTCCCTCTACTCACATAATTCGGAACATTGTGTTTAGCCCATACGTCCATTACACCGTGATGATTCTCTAAAGGACTGTTACTTGGTCTATAATCAACGACATCGAAAGGTTTTACTTCTTTATCTGACCCTTTAGCAAAACTCATTAGCTGATTTTTTAAGTTTTCTCCATCCACTACATTGTATGGCACGTCCCCTGCCATAGCAAGATCGTACTTAGGGTTATAAGGCAGCAAATCTGGAATCTTGACGTCCTTAATTTTCTTCCCTGCTTGACTAGCTTTATTTATTACCTTGCCTGCTGCATCAGCTTTGTTAATGGCTCCTGCACCTTTTGTTCCGATAACAGCTGCAGCCACTGAGCCAATTGCATACGTTACCCATCTTGACCTTGAATAGGCATCTCCATTCACCATATCCTTTTGATATGACTCTTCAATTGCAGCAGATATTGCATCATATGTTTTAACTGGATGAATAACTGCATTGCCAAGCGCTGACAATGTTTCTCCTGGATCGGTGATGAAGTCCCATAAGCCGGTTACAGTGTCTTTGCCAACGTCATATAAGCCTACCCCTACACCTTTTACGATGTCCCAGGTGATTTCTCCTGCTCCTTCTAGCTGCTTTGCTTGTTCAATTTGCACTGCAAGCTGTACTTGAGCTGGCTCCAGATTCTCGTACCCTACTTTCTTAGCAATCTCTAAATATTCATCAGGATCAGACACACCGTCATTAAGTTTTTTCTTTAATTCCTTGATTTCACGTTCCTTTGCTTCTTCTTTCTTCACGGTTAAATAAGCTTCTGAATGCTGCTCAATATCGCCTTTTTTCTTATGTATGTCACTTTCTCTATACGCTTTGGCGCTATAGTGAATCGGTGTGGCGTTCTTCCCTTTGCCTGTTGATTCCTGCAGCTTTTTAAAATCTTGCTGGATGAATTGTTCATTTTGTTCAGTCTCAGCGTACTCTGTTTTTAAATCCTCATCAAGCTTGTTTATCTTATCGATTGTTTTTTCACGTTTGTCATCTGCAGAGGAAAGTTTGTCTTTGAAGTCTTCTGTTGAGAATATTTCAAGTGGAAGAATATCATTGATGTCGTTTAAAATGTCTTTCATTGCTTTTTTCTGTTCAGACATAATGGATTTTGATTTTGTGTATGCATTTACAAGTTCATGTTCTAAGAAGGATTCTTCTATGTATGCATCAGACATCTTAGCGTCTTCAAGTTTTGCAGAAATGCTGCTTAAGAAAACAATTTTCATATCGATAAGATCAATCCATTGATCTGTAACGCCGACATGGTCATGATAAAATGCTTTAATGTTGTCTGCACCCTTACCTGAAAACTTGCTGTCGTCTAGGTCAGCTACAGCTTTAAACGCTTTTTTGAGCTTCACCATTTGCGACCTTAGTTCCTTATACTCTTTGGTTCTTTTATCCGCTTCAGAGAGCAATGAATCAGCTTCAAATACCTTCATTTCATTCTCCTTTCAAGCCTACTCTATGTAAATTTTACCACAATCATTTGCTTGAATAACAGAAAAAGACAGCCAGAACTGACTGTCTTATACATCACACTATCTTGTTCTATAATAATTTTCTGCGGTATAGTAGCGCCAATCCCAAAAAGGTTCCCCATTAGCCAATATATACCGGTCTAAAAATATTTCAAAGTTTAAATTTAATGGATTATATTCTAAACCACTTTCAAATATATAGAGATAGTTAGGATCACCTTGATTAATTTTATCTTTATCGATCATTAAATGGCATTCTTCCAATAAGTAGCCAATTGGGATACCATTGATACCTTCAAACAAATCCTCATATTTTAGTTCCTCTTCAATCTCTTCAAGGCTAAATAGCTGAAGTCCTCCACCTATATTCTCCCCATCAGAAAGAATCTCAAAAATTTTCGCACCGTTATGTAGTGTGATGAACTTCTGATAATCCTCTGGAAGGGAAAGCTGGTGTTTAGCCTCAAAGCTTTGAATGTCATTCAGGGTTGCTTTGTCCGGTGAAAATGTAACAAGGAACTCCATGATATCACCTTCTGAACAAAACAATTGAATGGCTCCTTTTTCATCTAAAAGACTTTTCAAGCCATTTACCGTCTTATGAACAAAGTTAGTCAAATAAATCACCCCATATTTAAATCAAAGGGATGTTTCGGCATCTCTTTTTGGATTTCTTTCTATTCATATTGGTAAAAGTAATAATGTTAACAAATATGATTCAAAACTGGCTTTCAAAGGTTCCTAAAGAGTTAATGACTTATTTTAAAAACCTGATTAAGTCAATGAATAATTGGGAAGAAGAGATATTCAACTATTTCAATTCTCCCATTACAAACGCCTATACGGAATCCTTGAATTGTTTGATTAAGACAAGGAGCCAATATTAGCCATGGTTATTCATTTGAAGCTCTTAGAGCAAAAATATTGTTTACACAAGGTTATCGTAAAGTAAAAAAGAAATTCAAAGAAGTTGAAGCTACTTTCGGAAAATTGTGACCTGATCAATTCCCAAATTGGGGTCAAATAGGCTATGAATGGGTTTATGAAGAAAACTATGGTGCTGACTTTTCCATACTGACTAAAGCAATGGAGGATGGTTATTTTTAACCCTCTTTTTACACTTTTTCAGATTACCCATTTTTTATCCTTGGTATGAATTTGTTACAAACTCTTTTGCTTTATTAGCAACAGCTTCCCAAGTGGCCGCAGCATTATCAAGATCCGTAGAAAGCTTATTGATATCCTCATTCTCAAACCCTTGTGCGAGTGAATAAAATTGATTTGCTATAGAATGCCAGTTTCCTTCAGTTTGTTCTATAAACTCCAGAGACCTTTCTGCCTGGTATATTACATTATGCAAGTCTATATTGATGCCGTGAAACAGACTTAAAACTTTTACAACTAATGCAACTTGTGCATCTACACCGTTTAAATTCTGAAAATTATCAATTCGTTGTTTAAACATTTGAACATCAGAATACTCTAACATTTCGGATACTATATACCCGATTAAAGGGCCTAACTCAGAGCTGAATTTTACTTTCTCATTTATCTCATGCTCTTCAAGACTTTCACCCAACAATTTTTTAAATTGCATGAATATATTCAATAAATCATGTATCTCGCTCTCATCATTGTATTGTGAATCTAAATAAGTCATTACTTCTTCAAAAGAATTGTTCAATTGTGTAACACCTATGAAGTTGTTACCTCCTTGAAGAAAGGAATTTAGTAGATTTTGAACATCTTTCATAGATTGTTGATTTTCATCGAGCTCTCTCATAAGTATAAGACAGACCTCATGAAAATCTTGAATAGCATCTTGTCTATCTTGATCATTGCTTGCAGTTGTAATTGCCCTTAAACCTGGTTGTAATGCTTCGTTTATCAATTCCGAAGTGGTAGACCCAACATTGTATATATCATTAGCCATTTTATTAACACAGCTTAATAATTTCTCCAACCACCAGTCACACAACTTTTTATATTCGTTATAAACATCATATAATTTCTGAAAATCTTGAGGTATTTCAACGTTTTTCGGTAAGTTCAAATAAGTTTTCATCTCATCATTGCTCACAGGCAAACCCGTTCCAGTAAGAATATTAGCTTGAGTTTTTGCCCAATATCCAGTAGATATTAGCCCATCTCTTCCTAATAAAAGATCCTGTGGTCCATATTGGGATGTTGCATCTAAAAGATTATCATATTTCATTTCTTGACCCGCCCTTTCATATCATCTAGAGTTTATATATTTAATATAACAAAAAACCTACCAAATTATTTTATTTTTTCAATTTTTTATTCGATAAAAAAGTAAGACGGGAATCATTTTGTAGAGCAGATCGAAAATGAAAATGCAGCTAAACTAATTACAATGACAGTCGCCAGTTTTATTTCATCACAAGACAAAATTTAAGGAATAATTTAATTCACAAAAATTGGATACAGGATTATAATTATTGATGGTTTACCGATATAAATAGAGAACAAACATTCTAAAAGGGGAAATGAAGTTGAAGAAAGTATTATTAGGTTTTGCAGCATTCACTTTGAGCTTATCGTTGGCAGCCTGCAGCTCAAATGATTCTGAAAAAGTAAGCACAGAAAAAGAAACACCACAAGCGTCTACGGATGTGGAAAAGAAAACAGAACAAAAGGAATCTACTAAAGAAAAAACTGCTGACAAGTCTAAGGAAAAAGACAAAAAGGAATTGGTCGATGTTACTCTAGATAGAGCTGTTGATGGTGACACAATTAAAGTTACCTACAACGGAAATGTAGACACAGTACGCTACTTGCTCATAGACACACCTGAAACAAAGAAACCAAATTCTTGTGTTCAACCATATGGTGAGGATGCGTCAAAACGAAATAAAGAATTGGTCAACAGTGGTAAGCTGCAGCTTGAATTTGACAAAGGTGATCGCAGAGATAAATACGGAAGACTATTAGCTTATGTTTATGTGGATGGCAAATCTGTTCAGGAAACATTGCTAAAAGAAGGATTGGCCAGAGTAGCGTATGTATATGAGCCAAATACGAAATACATAGATCAATTTAAGAAAGACGAGCAAGAAGCAAAATCAGAGAAGCTTTCAATCTGGAGCAAGAATGGATATGTGACTGACCGAGGATTTAATGGCTGTGTGAAAGAGAAAACCACTGCAGTTAAAAAAGCAACAACATCTAAACCGGCAGCAACACAGCCTACAACTCCAAAGGCATCAAGTGAAACTTCGACTACAACTGAAAAAGAAGCTTCTTCAGAGACAACTGGAGGAACAGAAACATTTAAAAATTGCACAGAGTTAAGAAAGAAATATCCGAATGGAGTGCCTAGCTCCCACCCTGCTTACCAATCTAAAATGGACAGGGATCATGACAACTATGCTTGTGAACGATGAAAGGAGATAAGTGATGGGACAAAAATTTCATAAATTAAACTCTAAGTATGGAATCATAGATTATCCAATACTTTTAAAAGATCTTGAGTCCATCATTCAAGAATTCCCTAAATCAGAAAGAAAGTTTTATGAGTATGCAATTAAAGCTTTAAAAAAGGAAGTTGGGAAAAAGGAAAAGATTTTACATATGACTTCTGCAGATCCAAAGCTTACTAAATTTGGTTTTATGGTTATCACTGAAAAGAAACTTCTATTTGTCACTATGAAAGGCGGTTTTTTCGGGGGTGCAGATACTGAAGTTGTTGAATTTAAAAGTATCAAAGAAGTTGACTTCGATATTGCTCCAAATCCCTTGGGAATGGCCACGATGCAATTGGGTATCCTCCATTTAAAAATCAAAGGTAAGCTTGGAATGAGTAGCAAGCGTACCATTAGAAATATTGATGAACATTCTCTTGATAAAATAGTAGCTATACTAAGAGAGCAAACAAAATAAAAAGCCCGTTTTTGGGCTTTTCTTTTTTTATATGGCTAAGTTAAAGATAAAGGTTGATTTAATATTATGGATAACGGAGTTTCTTATATTTTATGTAGTTTTAAATGGATTTCTAAGTTTACTTGGTTATTTATGTTAAACTAAATATAAAGAGATTGTAATAACTTCCACTTAAATTAACGGGTCAGTTAGTTTAAGAAGATGAATAAAAAAACAACACCTTTCATCAAGGGGTCTTGCTAATTTAATTGTTGCAAACTTACAGAGTATCTAATAAGAGGTTATAGATAGGAGATGAACTAAATGAAAAAAATAGTTGAAAGTACAACTTTTCCAAGAACAAAACAGTCTATAACAGAAGATTTGAAAGCTTTAGGATTAAAGAAAGGGATGACCGTACTTGTACATTCCTCTTTATCTTCTATAGGATGGGTAAATGGTGGAGCTGTTGCTGTGATTCAAGCATTAATAGATGTTGTTACTGAAGAAGGTACCATCGTGATGCCTTCTCAATCCGTGGAATTATCTGACCCAAAAGAATGGGGAAACCCTCCCGTACCAGAGGAGTGGTGGGATATTATTAGAGAAAGTATGCCAGCCTATAATTCTAACTATACCCCCACTACTAGAGGGATGGGGCAAATAGTAGAGTTATTCAGGTCTTATCCAGAAGTTAAAAGAAGTAATCACCCAAACTACTCCTTTGTAGCTTGGGGAAAACATAAAAACAAAATCCTTAATCAACATCCTTTAGAATTCGGACTGGGTGAACAATCACCTCTGGGGAAACTTTATATACGGGAATCATATGTATTATTATTAGGTGCTGATTTTGATAGTAGTACCTGCTTCCATCTTGCTGAGTACAGAATTCCTTATCAAAAAATTATAAACAGGGGTGCACCTATAATAGTAGAAGGTAAAAGAGTATGGAAAGAATATAAAGAACTTGAATTTAGAGAAGAACTATTTCAAGAAGTCGGTCAAGCGTTTGAAGCAGAACATAATATGAAAGTTGGCAAAGTGGGTTCTGCTAATTGCCGCCTTTTTTCACTTACAGAAGCAGTGGATTTTGCTGAGAAATGGTTTATTAATAATGATAGTAAAAATATAAAAAAATAGCTTGGTCTACCAAATGAGTTTAGTAACACTTTTTAAAACTATCGGGTTCTTTAGGTTTAAAATTGACAGTTAAATCATTGAGCTTGGAAGGAAATTTTTCAAGCTTATTTTTAGTGTCCACCTGTTTAGCCTTTTCACTGAGAAGGCCTCCCACTCTTTTGATCCTCGCTTAACAATGGGAGGGCTTAACTCGTTATAAAAATAAGCGCTCTCCCCTTCGGAAATACGCCTGGCTATTTATTACCTTATTATCATATTAGCCGATGTAAAGCAAAACAGAGTGTCACGTTGACTCAAAAATTTTGTCAAATCATTTCATCCATAATAATCATCTGAATTGTAATTAAAGTACTCAAAAGTATCTTCAATGACTTTCTTGCAGATATCACATACATCCCAATGTCCCATATCATTTTGTTCGGTATAAACTTTGGACACTTCACAAGTGCAATAGTCTACTTCTTTAAACATGCTTATCCCCCTTCGTCTTTGAGATTATCATACCACGTAATCCACGAATTAACTTATGCTTTATACAATGCGGCTCGCCTCTTCATTCTTTAATTTCCTTCACTAAGTAAATCACTTTACAAATCCACCAAAAATGCAGATTCAAAGCCCTTTGCAACTCTCTGTTGTATAAATCAATTTTATATCCCCCATTCAGTGACTGCATAAATAATTTCATTTGGGTTAGGATCATGATCTAAATATCCGCCATATCGAGACACTAGAACCCCATATTTAAAATTAAAGTCAATAATCCATAAATCGCTGTTATTTATTTGTTCCCACAGAAAATTAAAGTTCTCTATTATCCAGTTACCGTTAATCAGAAAAATTGGGCTATCCTCTATCCCTAAATATAAGTAAACTTGTTCATCAGGAAGCTTAGTTTGTTGCACATGATTGATCACTTCATATTCCCAACTGTATTCTTTTCTATGCTCACTGTATTTAATTGCAAAATCATTTTTATGTAACTCAAAGTTCCATTTTTTCTGAACTTTATCTAGGATTCTTTCTAATTCAGGAGATGTGATTAGACTACAATCCTCAATAGTAGTTGCCATATCACGAGGCAGTGTTGACATCAATGTTACTCGGAGGCTTTTTTGTTTGTTTATTTTCAACTTCTGTCTAAGAAGCATTTTTCGATTGTCCATACTATCCTCCATAAATAATAATGTAAGGTTAATAAAAGAAGCCAGAGAGTATGTGAGGGAACTCTCTGGCCTATAGTGGTTGATACACCAACTATGATACATATACAGGATACTTTATATTTGTGATGTATTCAAGCAGCTTTCAGGTTTAAATAAAATGTGAATTTTATTTAAACTACTTAACGTACACTTATTTATACTGCTACTTATTTATTGTCCTTTATATGCTCTTCCCCATAAATACTCTTCATTGTTTCTTCACGTTTTTTCTCTTCCCTTTTCTCTTCCTCTGGAGATACTTTCTTTACTTCTGGTATTTCCATGTTTTTAAGTTTGTCATACACCATAGGGCGTGAATATCTTCCTGTGCTGCCGGGAAAATATGCGTCTATCAAGTTGTATTTATTATCCATCAACATTTCAAACTCATAGTAAGTATCCGCTTGGTTTCCAGTTCCTTTTATTTCATAAGAAGATTGAATGTAATATAAACCATCATCCCTTTTTTCTACCAAACTTTTTTCATAATCAGCTGGAATTGTTCTTTCTGGTACTCCGAACATTTCTTTAACAAGCCAGGATACTTTTTCATAGATATCTTTATGTGTAGTACTTGTTTGAGACTTTGCAGAATATTTATCTGTTTCGCTTGCATCCAACTCCTTTTGCCCTTCTTCACTTTTATAGTACTCAGTGATCTGTTCACACTCTTCTTTTCCGTACACTTCAATACAATCATCCATATTTGGAGTATCCGCGAGTTTATTATCATTTTCCTTTACACCTTCTTCGGAGGATTCCTCTTTAGACTCATTTTTATTTTTAGAACCATCATTTGAATTCGCACTACTTTCAGCACACCCACCAGTGAAGAAAATAAAAGATACACAAACTAACATTGAAAAGCGAATATTCATAAAGCCCTCCTGGATTTATAAAGTATTTACAATGAATTTAGATGAACTAATTATAACCCATGTTCAAGAAGGTTTTTCATAAAATTTCAATCAATTCAATTCCTTCAAATTATTGTATTGTTTTCGTATTCAATGTCAGATAAAATATTCTTAATTAAGTTTCTGTTTTGACATTAAACACAAATAAAGAGGTGCTAAATTTTTGGAGTTAAAAAACATTGTTAATTCTTACAACATCACAAATATTTTAGGGTATCTTAGACGTTCTCGTCAGGACATGGAACGAGAAAAAAGAACAGGTGAAGACACACTCACAGAACAAAAAGAACTTATGAATAAAATACTTACGGCCATTGAGATCCCTTATGAATTAAAAATGGAGATTGGATCAGGAGAAAGCATTGATGGTCGACCTGTTTTCAAAGAATGTCTTAAAGATCTTGAGGAAGGCAAATATCAGGCAATTGCTGTTAAAGAAATAACAAGACTTAGTCGTGGGAGTTATAGCGATGCAGGACAAATTGTTAACCTCCTTCAAAGCAAACGATTGATCATAATTACACCATATAAGGTTTATGACCCTAGAAACCCTGTTGACATGCGCCAGATACGTTTTGAGTTATTTATGGCTAGAGAAGAATTTGAAATGACTAGGGAGCGTATGACAGGCGCTAAATACACTTATGCAGCACAGGGAAAATGGATATCTGGACTGGCACCTTATGGATACCAATTAAACAAAAAGACGTCTAAACTAGATCCAGTTGAGGATGAAGCAAAAGTAGTTCAATTAATTTTTAACATCTTTCTAAATGGGTTGAATGGAAAAGATTATAGCTATACAGCAATTGCTTCACATCTAACAAATTTACAAATCCCTACACCGTCAGGGAAAAAACGTTGGAATCAATACACAATCAAAGCAATTCTCCAAAATGAAGTTTATATAGGAACTGTTAAATATAAGGTTAGAGAAAAAACAAAAGACGGAAAGAGAACAATTAGACCTGAAAAAGAACAAATTGTAGTACAAGATGCGCATGCTCCTATAATTGACAAAGAACAATTTCAACAATCACAAGTAAAAATCGCAAACAAAGTTCCCCTTTTGCCAAATAAAGATGAATTTGAATTAAGTGAACTGGCCGGTGTTTGTACTTGCTCAAAATGTGGTGAGCCTTTATCTAAATACGAATCTAAACGCATACGAAAAAACAAAGATGGAACTGAAAGCGTTTATCACGTTAAATCGCTCACATGTAAGAAAAATAAGTGTACGTATGTGAGATATAACGATGTTGAAAATGCAATTCTGGATTACCTCTCTTCCTTAAATGACTTAAATGATAGTACTTTAACAAAACACATCAATTCGATGCTTTCAAAGTACGAAGACGACAACAGTAACATGAAAACAAAAAAGCAAATGTCTGAACACCTTTCACAAAAAGAGAAAGAGCTAAAAAACAAAGAGAACTTCATCTTCGATAAATATGAAAGTGGCATTTACAGTGATGAACTTTTTTTGAAGAGAAAAGCTGCATTAGATGAAGAATTTAAAGAGCTCCAGAATGCAAAGAATGAGCTCAATGGATTACAAGATACACAATCAGAAATAGACAGTAATACAGTGAGAAACAACATAAATAAAATAATTGACCAGTATCACATTGAATCAAGCTCAGAGAAAAAGAACGAGCTATTAAGGATGGTCTTAAAAGATGTTATTGTTAACATGACACAAAAAAGAAAAGGGCCTATACCAGCTCAATTTGAAATAACCCCTATCCTAAGGTTTAATTTCATTTTTGACCTCACAGCCACTAATAGTTTCCACTAAGAAAAGTAGTAAGTATCTTAAAAAACAGATAAAGCTGTATCTCCTGTGAACACAATGGGTGCCACCAAGCTGTTATCTGAAAAGCTGTTTCATCAAGCAAACCGCCACGTCCAAAACAAAGGAACCTTGTTTTGTTCGGTCCGCTTTGGAAATGTTCTCGGTTCCAGAGGTTCGGTCATCCCCATATTATTTGAACAGATGATGGAGGGTGAACCTCTGACCATCACAGACAAAAACATGACCAGATTTTTCATGTCAATAGACGATGCAGCTACATTGACATTACAATCGGCTGCTATTACAAAAGGCGGAGAAACCTTTATTTTCAAAATGGAATCACTGAAACTTGAAGAACTGATTCATGGGTTTGAAGAATATGCATCGCAGCACGGGCTCCCGCGGCCGGCTGCAGTAGAAGTGGGCAAGCGTCCAGGTGAAAAGCTTCACGAAGAATTAACATCTCCACATGAAATTGAATCACTGTATGAATGGGGCAACCTTTATGCGATCCTTCCAGAGCCGGAAAAACATCCTGACTTTCGCAAAGTCAATCTGCCTGGGTATCAATCAGATCAAGCCCCGCTCATTACGAAAGAAAGAATTGCTCAGATTATTGAAGAATTGCATCAAGAGAAAAAGGCATAA